TTTTACGCCTGCTTCGCTTAATGCGATAGCAATAGCTTGTTTAGAACTTACTACTTTTTTCTTAGATTTACCAGACTTAAGTTTACCGGATTTATATTCACGCATTACTTTGCTAATTTTAGCGTCTTTTTTCATTAAGTTATTGTTGAAATAACACTAGCTGCATAATCTTCTGGATATCCTCGTGCAACTAGATCATTAAATATGGCTAGTTGTGTAGCATCATAATCTGCTGTTAATGCTGCGGTAGCCGCTGCTTCTTCTGCAGCATAATCTATTTCTATTGGTTTTTCATTACCTCTTGTAGCTGCTCTTTCTTCTGCTTTTTCCATCATCTCTTTTTCTCTAAAAGCATTAGCTAACGCAGGATCAGCAAAAGCACCTGCAGCCACTGCTGACGCATAGTCACTTTGAGTCATACCACCAGCATAAGATTCATTTATTTGAGCTCCCGCTCCAATCATTTTATCGAAATCTGTATATCTACCTACGTTAGGGTCACTGTACTCAACTCCAAAAGTATCAGCCAAAGCGTTTCTAATACCATAACCTATGGAACCCGTGTCCTTATACATACCTGATAAATCATCAGGTACAGAACTGTAAAAACCACTAGTAGGACTAGCACTAAGCACCGGTTTACCGGTAAGCGTATTAAAACCAGTTGTAAGTGCTTGTAGTGTTCCCGGCATTGCTATACTTGTTAAATCTGTACCTACATTTGTAAGACCGCCGGTAATACCACTACCAAAATATCTATCTATAAGATCTTTAATACCAAAAGATTGTTCATTCATGGCATTAAAAGTTTCTTGATCTATTTCCGCTAAACCTGCTGCTTTTCTTTTTACATTTTCTGCTTTTAAAGCTTGTGTAGTTCCAAAATTATAAATACCACTAAAAAGACTGTCTATTATACCTAGATTAGGGGCTATGTTTGTGTTTGCAATTGCTTCTGAACTTGTTTGTGTGTTGTCGGTAATTGTTGAATTAACGTTTGTAAGCGCTTCCCCACTGGGGCCATAATTTGTCGGTGAACCTATTCCATATCCAGTTATACCACCTAGTATTGCATTAGCTGCGGCGGTATCAGGGTTAACTCCTACCATTGCTTGATAACCTAAATTTTGATCAGTGTTAAAGTTTACCGTGTTGTAACCAGCCGCTGCCATTGCAGCATCTCGTGCTCTATCTACAGCATCGCGATCTGCATCCGCTTCGGCTTGACCCGAGTTAGCATCAGAAGCGCTACGCATACCATCAGAACCATCGCTAAAATCATTGTAGTTAGGAATGTTTTTAATACTTGGTCCGGTATGCGGTGGATTACTGTCGTGTAAATCTAATTCTTTTAATAACTCTGCTTCGGGGTCAGTAATGTAAGCTAGTTGAACTTTATGTTCGCCTTCTCCGAAATAACGTGGTACCCCGTTTACCTCTGGTCCTCTGTTAACTTGTGCTGGGTCTGAATTTGTAATACCACCTTTTGCAAAATCGTCTCGTAACACCCCAGCTCTATACATAACATCTTTTCTTTGTTCTTCAGTCATTTTTTCAAACAAAGCAAATTCTTGCGGGCTTAAACCTTCTGCAAATCTCTCTACAATATCCCTATATTCTGAACTCATAGGTTATTATTCCTTAATAGTAGCTTTCATTTGTTTTATACCGTCTTTAGCTAAAGATATTGAAGCTCGCATTTTAGCATGATCGTCATCTTGTTCTAGTTTGTCTTCAGCAATTTCACGGTTAGAAACTAGTCGTAAGGCGTCCATTTCAGCTTTAGTTTCACCCTCTTCACGCTTTCTGTTTTCTTCTTTAGCCTTTAATTGTAACTCCTCTGACTTTAATTTTAATAATGGGTCATTATCTATTTGGTTAAGCACTTTTTTCTCTTCTTCTAAGTACTCAGCCATAATTTCAGCTATTAAAATAGATTTTCTTGACTCAATTTTCTCAGTTAGGTTTTTCATCTCTTGTTGCATCTGCATTATTTCTGGATTTTGTTGCATTTGTTGTGCCATTTGCGGATTTTGCTGCATTTGCCCCTGTAGTTGTTGCATTTGTGCGCCCATTTGCTGCATTTGCATCATTTCGTCCTTAAATTCTAGTTGAACTTGCTCTTGACCCATCAAAGCTATGTGTTCCATGATGTTTTTTTGTAAAAAAGCTAAAATTTGTGGGTTAGTTCGTGCCATCATTGTACCCATGTAGCTAATATGTGCCGCCATGTGGGCTTGATGGTCTTGATTAGGGAAAGCTTTAAAAGGTGTACCACTTAAAGCTTGAATATGTTCCATAGCTGGGTCCATTGGTGCTGGTTGTTGTGGTTTCTTCAACAATAAATCAATATCTTTAATACCTAACGCTTCATACATACCACGATAAGCATGATATAGGTTGTGCATTTTAGGATTTGACATTGCTAACTGCATTGCAGTTTGTGCAACTGTTATCCGTTGGGTTTGTGAAAAAATATTAGGATCAGCAACTGGAATAATATCTATCTTATCATCAAAGTCAGCTGCAAAAATTTGTCGTTGCCCACCAACAATATCATATGGATATTCTGGTGGTAAATAAGTTTTCATTGTTGTTGCTAACAACATAAACTCACATTTCATAGCTTGGTATAATCTTTTGTGAATAGCTGACATAACCCGCGAGCCGCGTTCCAATAACGCTACTGTCGTGCCTACCGCTGCATTTTGATTGCCATCACCGACCTGCATATCCGCGATGCTCGCAAAACGCTGTCCGGCTTGTACCACGACACCCATTAAACTTAATAAAGTTTCTGATGGGCCTTTAAATGGTAACGGCATAAATGCATCTTTAAGATTTCCACCAGGCGCGTCGACATCTCTGAACTCACCCGGCTGCAACGGTTGAGCTTCATCACGTACTCTGATGCCACGCATTTTAAATCCAGCTGGTAAGTTAGCTAAAGTACCTGCATCTAGTAATTGTCTTAATGCACTAGTTGCAGTTCTTGATAGGCCACCTATCATGTGGATAAGACCAAAGCCATAAAAACCTAGTCCTGGTAAAAATTTAAAGTGTACAAAATAATCGCGGCGCGCGCGTAACGGATCGTCGGCTTTGAAGTTTCTTCTAATAGCTAAAACAGTTCCTGATTCTTCGTCAACTGAAACAATGTAAGGTAATCTAATGCCTGTTGCTTCACCGTTTTCATTTACATCTTGAAAACCATCTAAGTCTAAATCACAATGACACTCTAGTATGGTGTGTATTTCATCAATAGTATTACTAACACCGGCAATAGAATCTTTTTTTGCTTCAACGTCGCTAGTATTATATTGTGCTGCTTGTATATCTACCTCACGATAAAAACCGCTCATTTGATTTTTAATTAAATCATTAGTAGTAACACTAATACTGTGAGTAATTGATTCTGCATCTTCTAGTGAAGTAGCGTTGTAAGGCACTACTAAATCTTCTGCAGGAATAAATTTAGAAACGCATCTACCTAAAATAGAATCATAATAAACTTTTTTAAAAGTAGAACCAGCTAGTGGTAAGTTAAATAACATTTGGTCAAACTCAGGCTCATACTCTTTCATATTTACCATAAGTTGATAGTTCATGTATTCTTTAACACGTAAAGCTTGTGCTTCTTTTGGGTCATCTACTTTACCGATAATTTGTGTGCGTACTGGACCGCCAGCAGGTAATAATTCTTTATAAGCTAAAGCTTGAAATTGTGTTACCGCTTCAGCTAGTACTGGATGGGTAGCGCCGGAAGCACCTTGAAAGGGTTCTGATCTATTTTCATATTTGAAACCTAATAGGTCTAAACCTTTAGTATAAGAGTCTTCCCATTCTTGACGTGACGATTTATGTTCGTCATAATTATCTATTATCTCTGATCCAATTTCTTGTAAAACATCTTCTTCTAAAAACTCTGCTAAATTTTCTTCGTGACTTGCAGTGCCTTGCGGTACTAGGGCGTTGGGATCAAAATCTATTTCTGCACCCCCATCTTCGGTTTCAGTAATTTCAATTGGTTGTTGGTTTTGTTGCTGTTGTAACTTACCTTGTATTTGATCAATCTGTGCTTGTTGTCCTGAAACATTAACTTTAGTTCTAATATTTTTTGGTAACGCTATTTTATTATCTTTTTCTATAACCATTATGAGGCCCTTCTTTTAAACATATCGCCAATGCCATTTGACACCGGTCCTTTTTGTGGTGGTATTAAACCACCGTTAGCATTTAAAGTTCTGTCAGGAGGTATGATAGCTGCATCCAAATCACCAGCGTTTAATTGGTTTCTAAAATCTTTTAAACGTTCAGCAAGTGCATCAGCTTCGGTAAACTTACCTTCTTCTATTAAATTTTTTAATTGTGCGTCCATAGCTTGAATTTCAGCTAAAGTTGAGTCTGCTATTTTTTGAACTTTAGTAGGTTCGACATTAAACATATCTTGAAGAAACTTAGATGGGTTGGCTTCAGCTTGTGTTTTCATTCCTGACGGTATACCGGCTTCTGCAATCAATGCATCATCAGACATATTATCTACTCGAGAAAAAGCTTTGTCAGTATTAATTTGTTCACTAATATCGTCTATAAAATTAATTTTACTGCTTTTACCATAATTAGTATTTATATCAATTATGTTAGCAATGGATTCTGCGCTGTTTGGATCAACTCTTTTATAGCTACCGGCTTCATAACCTTCATTAACATAATTAGCAATAGCCTCTTTAACCTCATCAACATCCCCACCGATTTCGTCTGCAAATTTTTTAATAGAATCATCAAAAGTTTGCACTACTGGTTTAGCAAATTCCTCTGGAACATCACCCTTTGCTACTAGGTCTTTAGCTTTGCTTAAACTAGCCGTTTCTTCTGCTTTGTAAGCAGCAACTATCTCGTCCATTATTTTTGGATCATCTAGTCCTAAACTAGTCATGGTTTTTTTTAATTCAGCAGTGGTAGCTGGTTTACCTTTAAAAGCTTTTTTTAAAGCATTTAATATTGCGGTTACTATACCCATTAGTAGTACGTCCTTTGTTGTTGCGGCAATGGCTCATCTTCGTAGTCATCTGGATGATTTACAAAGCCCCCTTGCCTAAATCTCATTACTGCTTGAGTCATACTATCCACTAAGTCATCATGTTCACCTAATGGAAATGCAGCGCATTCCTCAATCACTTCCTCTGCCCATTTCGTATCCGGTGCCCAAATCATACCAGATTCAAACAATGGTGCAACAGAGTTTATTCTAGTATGTTTATCATTTCCTTTGCTTGGTGTAAAGTTAATAACAGGTATGCCTAATTTACGCATTTCATACGTTAATGGCAAGCCTGAAGCTTTAGCTTCTACTATGACTGTTTCTGGTTTCCAATAGTCATATTGCTCTTTCGCAATGCGCCGTAGTTCGGGGAACTCAAATCTGTCTTTAACCATGTCTACTAGTATTAACGCCGGTCCGCTGTCCTCGCTGGGGTGAAATACGCCCCACGTGGTAATAGCACTATAATCGGCAGTTTCTTTTTTCATAAAGGCGGTATCATAACTTTGTATGACATGTTCTAGTGGTGGTAAATCATCTTTATCCCAAACTTGCCACCATTCGCGTTTCACGATGCTACCTTCAGCAGCCGTGGGATTCTGCTGGTATTGTGCATTCCATTTTAGTATACTTACGGATGCTTTCACTGCTTCAAGCTCTTCTAGTTTCCAATACCCCGGCCACACCGGATTACCGCTTGGCAAGATTGCCGGGAATTCAATTACTTCCCATTGGTCTGCTTTTGGTTCTTTTTGTGCACGTTGGAGTTTACCTGTTAGATCAGCAACGT